GCGAGGTAGTTACTCATTTTTCAAATCCTCTCAGTCTCAGGTCTGGCTGAACATGATCGCGCCGGTCATCTCCGGCTGCTTGTTGACCACACCGAAGAGCAGGTCGATGCGGAAGAAGGTGTTGAGCGTCTTGATGTCGAACTGCTTCGTCATCACGAGCTGGAATCCGCTCGACGTGGTCTCCGCCATAACGCCCGCGCCCGCGTTGCTCGGGATGGCGAGACGGCCAGGGAGAACCTCGAGCGCGTCGCGGCACCAGAAGGGGTTGCAGTAGGCGGTGACCGTGTTGAGGAAGGTGATCGAAACGCCGGCGGCCGCGCCGTTTGCGATGCAGTTCTGGTACTGCGCTTCCGCGTCGGAGCCGCCACGGTTCGAGATGATCGGCGGGCTGATCGTCATCGTCGTGCCCGAGTCGACCGAGATGACGCGGAAGGTCTTCGGCTGGCCCGTGCCCTGCTTCGTGATGAGGTGCACCGACTCGACGAGCGTCGCGCCGCTGCCGATCGTGAACGCGTCGCCCGCCTTCACGTTCGAGGTCGAGGAGACGGTGATCTGTTGATACCGGTTGTCGACGTTGCTCATCTCGCCCGTCGACGCGACCGTGGTCGCCTTCGGGACGTAGAACTGCGTCGCGGTGTTGACCGTGATGCCGCCGCCGCCAGCGGCCGCCGCAAGGCGCGTGACGTAATCGGCCTTGTAGGTGTCGAACCCGGCGATGACGCCCACGTTCGCACGGCGAAGCGCGCTGTCGGAGATGTCGTTGCCGAAGGTGCGCGCCTGGTTCGTTGCGCCGTTGGCGAGGTTGCTCGCGGCGCCGTTGTAATCGCGGCTGCTGTAGAGCAGCTTGCGCCCGTCCATGGGAACGCCGAGCTCGTTGAGCGCGGAGTCACAGAGCGCGACATCATCGAAGCCCGCCGAGGCGCCGGATCGCTTCACGAACACGGTGCCGGTGAGGCAGGCGACGTTGGTGATCGCAACGTTGATGTCGGAGGCAAGGCGCTGCTTCGCCGCCTCGGTGAGGCGATTCTCCTGGAGCGCGTCGCGGAGCTCGCGCGGGGTGAGCATCCAGGGTGCCGAGCGCTGGAAGCCGATCGTCGCGGGGACGGCAAGCTGCGTCGCGCTCTGAAAGCGCGTGGTCATGTCGGAGCCCGCGAACGTCTGCGCGATGTACGGCATCGGGCGCCAGATGACGTCGTTGGCGCGCTCCATCGTCGTCTGGTCGGTGTTGTACTTCGAGACGAGGTTCGAGACGACGAGAGCGTCTTCGAAGCCCTCGAGGAGCTGCTCGTAGGCGACGATCTCTTCCTTGGAAAATGCATTGTTAGGCATGATGAATCCTGATCCGCGTCAGCCGCGGAGGTTGTGAGTCTTCTTGAACTCGATGAGCTTGCTCATCGAAACGGAACCGTCGGCGACGCCTTCTCGAAGCTGATCGAGCGTTCGCTTGACGTGGTCGCCACCAGGAGCGGACCCAGTGATCGGGCGCTCTGGTGCGGGCGGTTTGCGTGGCGTGGTCTTCAACTGCGTCTCCAGTTTGGAAATGGCGAATGCGAAGCGGACCGGATCTTTGATGGCTGCAAGCTCCTTGAGCTTCGCCGAATCCTTCCCGAGGGCGTACGTGACGAGCGCTGCGTTGTCTGCGCCCGAGACGATGATCCCCTGCTGCGTGACGTCGAGCGTGTTCGCGACCGTGTACTCTGCATCCTCGTAGTCCCTTACGCGGAGGGAGGCTTTCGCCTTCGCGTAGTTGTCGAGTCTGGATTTCCACGCATTCTGATTCTCCTCCTCGGCCTTCCGAAGCGTCGCCGCGTGATCGTCTGCGGCTCGCTTCTTCTCGACCCAGGCGTCGAATGCTTGCTCGAATCGCTCGGCGTCGTAGTCGAAGTCCTCGAGCTTTGGCTTCGGTGGCAGCACCGGCGGCCTTACCTCGACCGGTTGCTGTACGCTTCGAAGCTTGGCTTCGTATTCCCTCGTCCTTCGCTGCTCTTCGCGGAGGAGCTTGCGGAGCTTGTTCACGAGCTTCGGATCGCGTTCGTCCTCTGCTGGTGGCTGCTGCGCAGGCTCCCCGATTGTGACGATGACCTCGTCTTCGACCGCGTCTTCGTCCGGCTCCTGCCCGGCTTGCTCCTCGGGCGGCGGTTCCGGTGGCGGCGCCTCGGGCGCCTTGTCGTTGTCAATAGCGGTCGTCGTCTCCTCTTCCATCCTGAGTCGCTTACTCGGGCATGGGCTGCCCGGACGCCGGCGTCGGCGGTCGCACGGTAGTGGCTCGCGCTATCGCTTCTGCCGTCTTGATAGCTTGACTCTGCGCGGAAATGTTGACGCTTGCAAGAGTCTTGACAGTGTTGGCCTTCGTCTCCTCGCTCTTCGCGACCGCGAGCGCTGTGTCGGCCTGCGCCTTCATCGCGCGGGCCTGCGCCTCGGCGGCGGCCGCTTGCAGGTAGAGCGCCTGCGGGTCTGGCTGCTGCTGCGCTGCTGCTGCGGCGAGCTCCTTCGCCTCCTCGTCGGTCGGCTTCAAGACGCCGGCCTGCACGAGCTTCTTGCGGAAGAAGTCGCGCATCTCGGACATGCCCTCTCCATCGAGGTTCATCATGAGTTGCTGCTCGATGATCGACGCCGTCTGCGGGTCCTTTGCGATTGCAGCGAGCGTGAGGAGCTCCTTTCGGACCGCCTGGCGCTTCGACGACGTCGCGGGGCCGACGGACGCGGTCACGTCGAATTTCGCGCGCGATAGATCGTTCTCGAGCGCAAATCCGCCGGCGCTCATCGTCGGTCGCTGAAGCTCGACGGACGAGACCTCGCCTTGCTCGCCGACCGCCTTCATTGCGCGGCCCTCTTCAACGTAGACATCTCGCGCCATCGAGAGCCAGATTTCGCCGCAGCGCTTCATCGACTTCGCGAAGTTCGAAACGTAGATGAAGCTCTGATTGTCAACGCGCTGCGATACCATGTCGACGGCTTCCGCCGACGTGTTGGAGACTAGGCGATCGGCGCCCTCGGGGTTCCCGAGGACGTCGCGCATGTCGGTGTCGGAGAGCTGAATCAGGGCCGCCATCGCGGGCGCGACTTGCGGCGGCTTCGTGTACCCGACGGGCCCCGCGGGCTGCGTCGTCCCGTCTGCGTTCGTGATCGGGTTGAGGAGAAGGTAGGCGTTGTTCGTGAGATTGTCGTCGGCCCAGAGCTGTTCGAATCCGTCGATCTGCTCTGGCGTTAGGATCGGCTTCTCGATCGGCGAAAGCGCTGCGACCTCCGCTAGCCTGCTGCGCTGCATGTTCGCGATGCGTTGCGGGTCTTTCGCGAGGCGCACAACGCCCATGCATCGCTCGATGTTGTCGACGAACCATCGCTTGCCGTACATCGGCACGATCGGGATTACGCCGCCGGGGATGTATCCCTGGTCCTCGAGCACTTGCGTACCGGAGATGACGTACTTCCGCACGCGCTTGCGCTTTACACGCTTCTGTCCAACCTCGACCGCGCCAGTGCTCGAGAGCATACGCTCGAGGTTCTCGTCCTCGGCGAAGTCGGTCGCCGTGTAGCGCTGCGTCGATCCGTCGAGGAGACGAAACGTCCGCACGACTTCGCTCGCCTCTTCGACGCGGAAGTACTCGGCGACGTAGACAACGTCGGGCGTCGACCAATCGAACTGCACACGCGTGACCGTCTTCGAGAGCGTGCTCGGGTCCGCATCGGGGTAACGCGACCTGAACGCCTCCGGCGTCATGCTCTTCAGGACGAAGCAATATCGCGCGTCCGACTTGTCGTATCGCTTCGCGTCGAGGTCAAAGTACACCGACGAGTCGGCATCGTAGATTGGCTCGATGCGAATGCGCTGGTGCTCGTTCTCGTCGTCGTACTCGTCCTCGTACGCAGCGCGAAGGCGCCACGCGCCGAAGCCCCCGGAGACGGCCTCCTCGAACGCGTTGTCGTAAGCCTCGTCGGCGACGGAGTCTTGCTCGTCAGCGCGGTAGAGACCGTCGCACACATCGGCAAGCTCTCCGTCCTTTGCCTTATCCTTCGCGACGAAGTCGACGGTGATTCGGTTCTGTCGATACTCGTTGACGACACGCATCACCGAGCCGTGAACCTTGTTCACTTCGAGTCGCGGCCGGTTCTCGAACTGCGCGAAGAGCGGCCCCTCCCACTGCGCGCCGGCGATGGAGTAGAAGCGACGATCGTCAAGACACTGCCGACGCTCAGACTGGAGTGCGTACTGCACGTCGCCGAATTGCTGGATTGCCTCGTCGTGGAGCTCCGCCCAACGCGCCTCTTTCGTCTTCGCCATTCGGCCACCCTACCAGCGTTTCGCGCTCCACGCATGGGCGACCTTCGCCGCGGCTGGATTTGCCTTGACAGGCTTTTGCGTTGCAGTGCGGCGCGCCGACTCGCAGGCGTACCTAAGGGCGTCGATGACGTGGTTGTCGCGGTCCTCGAGCACCGGGAGGACGGCGCCCGTCAGCGGGTCCGCCTTGTAGCTGTACAGCGTGAGCTCGTCGATGAGATGCACGCAGCGCGGGTGCACGACGATGTCGTGGCTTCGCAGCCACTCGACGCCCTCTTCGAGCGACCGCGGTCCCTTCACCGCCGCCATGATCTTCGGGTAGCCGTTCTTGCGCATGTGGCTGATGGTTTCCGGCCTCGCCGAGTCGGCGACAATCGGCCAGC